GATGCTGGTGAAAAGATACATGCCTTAATGGAAATATATGGCCAAGATAAGGTCTATGGTGGTAAGTATAGCTCTAACCCCACAGCAGGATTATACGCCGCCTCAGGCAAGTTTGAAACAACTTGGAGTGATACTACTAACACAGCCACAATGGACAAGCTAACACAAAATAAGCGCTTCATTGACCTTATGAAACGTGGCATGATTGGCTTCTGGGAACAAGATGATGAGGAGCTAGAAACATATATCAAGCACTGGCAAAATGTGTTCATTAGAGATGATGAGCAAGACGATGGTAGCTTTAGACAGGTAATAGGCCGCAGAGGTGGGGATCATTACGCCCAGGCAAGCGTCATCTGCCTTGAAGCGCTTGATTACATCCGTAAGCAGGTCTATAGTGAGGACTCCTATGATTTCTCCTATACTGACCTTGATACACGTATGAAGCCTGATAACCCTGACATTGTTAACAGATTAAAAGAATCTGGTAACATATTTGAATAAACAAAAAGACCCTCTAGAAATTAATCTAGGGGGTCTTCTCGTATCAAGAAAGGAGGGTAGAATTTTGTTCAATTGCTAAACTAACCACTAGCTACATTTTTACCTTAGTCTCTTCCCACATGTACTCGTTGTAGGTCCTACACGTGTAAATCTAAGAGCCTAAGGGTGTTTCATTAATTTACCTATCTAGCAATTTCCATCATCTACAAATACTATAATAGCACAATAGCTTCTAAAAGTCAACCTAAATACTCATTTAATTTATCCATTCTTAAGTCGCACCATGAATCCTTTAAAGAACCATCGTCATTATAAACCTTAACAATTGGAAATGAATTAAACCCTTGCTTTTTAAACTGTACTAATTTCTTATCCGTGTATTCTTTATTGTCACCTGTTAAGAGTGTCTTACGTGTGTAAGGTATTCCTTTAACTTTAAATTTTCGTTCTGTCATTCGGCACTTAGCGCAGCCCGGCTTATCATAAATCTTGTATGTCATCTAAATTTCCCCTTAGTATGAAAAAGAGCGCCAGATCCTTTTACCGATCCAGACCTCATTATTTTATTCATTTACTACCCCACCAGTTTCACCCAGTAAGGTATCAAGTTAGTCAATTTTATTTAGTGAGTGAACTACTCGTCACTAAAGTGGCAAGCTTCTAGGAACACTGCATACTTATACAGAAAGCCTAAACTTACTGTAAAGAGGTTACAGCTATTTTACTAAGGGCTGTTCCAGCCCATCTTAGTCTTTTAAGCATTTAAGATATTCTTTGCAGCGTTAATATCCCTGTCGTGGTGAACACCACAACGTGGACATATCCACTCTCTAATATCTAAGGTATGCTTACCATCATCATAGCCACAACTAGAACATATCTGTGAAGTTTTTCTAGGGTTTACAGTGACTAACTGTTTACCATACCATGCACATTTATATTCTAGCTGTCTCCTAATCTCTCTCCAACTTGCGTTAGTTATTGCTCTAGACAGCTTATGATTCTTAAGAAGATTTTTGGTTTTCAAATCTTCTATTTTGATTATATCATACTGTTCTATCAGTTGTCTAGTAAGTAAGTGCAAGTAGTTACTTCTTTGATTAGCTATCTTCTCACTGTACTTAGCAACCATAGCTTTTGCTTTCTGGTAGTTCTTGAAATCATTTAGATCTCTAGGCTCTAGTACCTTATTATGCTTATCCCAAGCTATTTCTGCTTGTGCTTGTAATCGTCTACGTGCCAATCTTTTCTCCCAGTAATGTTTCTTCTTGGCTAGGATCTTGTCGAACCTGATTGTTGGGTATTTAATACCATCACTGGTAATCATCAAATCAGCTAAACCCATGTCAATACCTACTTGCTTATTAGTCTTGCTTAGTGCTTGGTTTTCACACTCTGCAATCAGTACAAGATAGTATTTACCAGTATGTGTAAGTTTAATTGTTCCTAGCTTAATCTTGCTAATTTCTTCTAGCTTTTTGCTGCTCCCTTTAAACTTCATGTACCCAAGCTTAGGAAACTTAACTTTGCTATCCTTTAGCTTAATCATATAATTTGTTTGATAACTTTGCTTGGGGTACTTCTTAGCTTTAAACTTAGGAAATCCCTTATTAGTCTTAAAGAAATCCTTGTAAGCATCAACTAGATTTTTACAAGTTATCTGTAAACTATGACTCTCTGCTTCCTTAAGCCAATGATATTTTAGCTTCATTGCAGGTAATAACTTATCTAAAGTAAAGGCACTTGGAAAAGGTAACTTGGGATTATTAGCATATCTCTCCTGTAGCATACCCAGCATCTGGTTCCAAACAAATCGGTTGTAACCAAAGTTAAGCTTAATACTTGCTTGCTGTTCTTTGCTAGGGTATATTCTTAGCTTAATACCCTTCAATACCATATTTATCACCTTTATATCCTGTATCAAAATCTGCAAAGCAAAGAGGATTCATCTTGTCACTAAAGTAACTAGTTTTCTCAACTAGTTCCATCAAGTTAGTCAATTTTATTTAGTGCATACTTTGCCATAAGGTGACTTGCAAAGCTACTAGCAGTTACCTTATTAGGGTTCCATTCCTGAATATCTTTATTTAGTAACCTTAACACACTACTAACATCAATGCAACCTAATTTTTGCAACTCATCTTTAACCTGTTCTTGCTTACTCATTGTTCCCCTCCTAGGCATGTATAATATAGACTTAGGAGGTAGGATGTCTAATAGATATAATGAACAGAGTCAACCATGTTTTCTGAATACTCAACTAGTTCAAATGTCTTTCTAGAGATAGCACCAATATCCTTACTCCATTGGTCAAGCTCATTTGGCTTTAACGTAGAGATCTGACGCTGGAAAATACCACCTAAATCTTTATCTAATTCTGTATGTAAATGACCTGAAAATAATTCCCTATTTGTTGATTGTGCCCAAAGTTCTGGGAACTTGCTTGCATAAATAGACACAAAGTTCTTTTTACCCTTGTCCCCATGTGTAATGCCAATCATATTGTGACCAACATGTGTTGCCTTATAATGCTCATAAAGATCAATATCCCACTTAATGTCAGCATTAGCATACTCTTGCTTAAGAATGCGAACAAGCATGTAAGACAAAGTATAATCATGGTTCCCTGGCACACTAATGAACTCTACTTTAGTCCCTTGGTCTAAGCACCAACCAATAAGTGTTTCAAAATACTTAAGGGCTTCATCAATCATCTTGTTTACCTTAGTTGTTTCAAGAATAGTCCCCTTAGTTGTTGTTGAATTAACCGTATCAACATGAACAGCATCGCCACCCTGAATAATAACAATCTTCTTATATGGATGACCTAAAATGACTTTCTTCTGCATTTCAAGAGCATGTTCATAAAATGGCAAAGTTTCCCCATTAAAATGTGTATCAAACACTGGGACAACTAAGTAGTTATAGGCGCATGAAGGATCAATGTTCTTATCCTTAAGTAACTCAAATGGCTTAACGTGGGATTCAAGGGCATCTGACAAGCTCTTATAGTCAATAGGGTTATGCTCAGCGGTAACATTCGTTGAGTAATTCCACATTCTTCCTTGCTTAGTTGTTACAACAGACCACTGACCCCCACGAATCTTTGTGATATGGTAATCTTCTGGGTGGGCAATACCAGCAATTCTTAAAAGTTCTTCGTCTGAGAACTCACGTTGTTCCCTAAAGTTTTGGTTGATATTAGCCATAACATGATCATTAGAGAAAGTCAAATTTTCTGAATGGTCGTCATTTTTAGGCTCGCCATTAGTCCTAAAACCAGCACGGTTAACCTTAATTCTAACAGCCTCATGTGACACATTTAATCCATATTTTTTGTTGATTACATCAGCAGCCTCTGCTGTTGTTTTACCTTGTGATAATAAGTTAAGCGCCTCATTAAGACGTTCTTTTGTCCAAATTTTTGACAAACTTTTCCCTGCTTTCTGTGGCAAACTAACTTAATTATACCACATTATTCCCACTGATGACGTTTCTTCTTCGTCTTCCAGCCTGCTGAGTTACGATGAGCGACTCCATCCCAATCAAGCACCTTTGCATATTTCTTACGCCAGCTTGTGTATCTACTATTATGCCTCATTCTATAGTCTTCACTGTTAGCCTTGCTGTAAAAAGTAAGTAGTCTTTTGTACTTAATGCCTGAATTTGTCCAAGCAGTGTGACTCTTATGGTACATAGGCCTTCTGCTACTATAGCTAGGAACCGTATAGTCATTTAAAAAGATGCTGATAATATCTTTAACAGTAAGTTTATAATCTATCTGATACTTATAATCTGGACGCTTTGACCTCTTCAAGGCATAAACAGCAGGTATGGCTACGTAGCTAATCCAGCATTTTAATTTACTGGCGTCATCTGTGTATTTTAATTTAACATCATGTGTTGTTTCATCTGTTTCATAATAGCCATATACAGGGGTACTTAACTGACTATTATCAGGAAGCATTGCGACACTACGAATAGACCCTCTTCCTAATACCCAAAGCGCCTCATACCAATACATAATCTTAGAGTTTATATAATAAACGCCAAATTGCTTAGTGGCATACAAGGTCATTCCCCCTTTTTAACATAAGATCGTTTTATGCTATCCTTTTAGGATTATAGCGAACAAGTCTATCCATGTCATATGAATAGTCAAAATTATAATACGTACTTGTTGGCTTAAGAAACTTTAATCTAAACTCTTTAAAGAATCCATACTTTACTTTAGTAGCATACCTTAAATCAGCCGTATAGTTATATTCTTGTGTAACTTTTTGTACAAACTCATTTCCTGGATCATATGCTAAAACATAGATGTGATTTGTATGATCATTCCTGAATAAATAAAGAACCTCCTTAAACTTGCTAATAGGAGTTTGTTTATAGTATCTGCTTTTATAAACTTTAACCGGTGCTCTCTTTGGCTTTTTCATTAATATTCCTCTTTCCTTGCCTTAAAAATGATTCCTAATTGAATCCGTTAACTTCTCTCAGCTTATCTTGATAAGCATCTACTAAGTGATTTAAGATCCTCATATATTCAGTGGATCCCATAACATCCTGATAAGGAATTTCTATTTCTGTATAACCGTTCTTTTTAGCAAAACTTCTTTTAACGTTGTCACGATATTTCTGATATTCTATATCTTCATCAGTTTTATTAAAGTCATCTGTTTTTTCATAATGTTGTTTACCCTGAACTTCAATAACGGTCTTGATTAAAGGAATCTCAAAGTCATAGGGAAGACGATTACCTGTCTTAGGGTTAATACAATTAAGTTCTCCCTTTTCCTGATTAGTAAATTTAATATGATTATCCTTTAAGAACTGGTAAACCTTTAACTCTGAAAAAGAACCCATATTGTTGTCTTTAATAATCTTCTCATTTTTCTTAAAAATCTCTTTCTTGTGCTTTTCTTGATTGCTTTCATGAGGCATTACTTCACCGTGACGCCCCTTATACTTGTAAGAATCTGAATAATTATGTGCTAAGTCATACTTGTCAAACATTTTGTTATAGCTAAACTTTTTACCATGTTTATTTTTATGCTTTTTCATAGTACAATCTCCTTATCCTGTTATGCGGTATAACCATAGCACAATGAATATAAAAAGTCAATAGTAAATTTAAATATACCAAAAAGTAATGTTTATTAAGTTATTAATCCTTAACCTTATTTTGTTCATGATTTGTAAACATTGGTAACTTTTTAAACCTTTAAATAAAGTAAATACTCCTTTCTTATAATCCCTAAGTGTGCCCCTTAGTGCTCTTATTACCCCGAGTACCCTTAGGGCATTTAGGTAGTATTCTAGCCTTATCTAAAGGTTTAAATCTTTTTGCTTTTGGTCTTGCTTTTTCAGCTTTAGCTGATAGCCTTATAGGAAATTTAGAGCTGCTTGAGAGAGTTAGCCCCTTAGGAGACACACAAAAAATATGTGTCTCTTAAAGGGCTTACTCAAGACAGCACAATGAGGGTTCCCCGTCACAGTCTCGCCCTGTTAGTAATAGACTTTCGTCTAACATACCCTTATGCACAGTAGTGCCCATGCATTAGCTATACGGTGTATAACTTCGAGTACGCGCCGATTCCCGTAAGAATCCACTACGTCCACCTGACCTTTATAGTAGTCACCACTCATCCAATGAACCAACAGGGAAGCCATTGGAGCTTCTTCATACAGCTACAACATGTGTAGCCCTCGTGTACGTCCCCGGCAAGAAGTAAGCGGGGTCAATGCAATAAGCATTTTCCATTTAATCTATAAAGTGTCTTTTGAATGCGATTAACTATTCAGTACCACTCTAAACTCAGCAGGCTGGATGTCCACCCTATATCTTTTACTCGTCTAGTATGCCTTTACCAGATAACCCAACTCACGAAGAGGTATCGGTTATAAAAGATTTATATTCAGTTGTATGCGTATTGCTTCGCCAAGCACGCCATTCCGCGGTTTATTTGTAATACTTAATTAGTATACCACACTTTTTTGCTAAGTCAAACTTTTTGCTAGTGTGTGGTTCAATAGCCCTTGCTTTTTGACTAGTTACAGTATAGCACACTTTTGTGACAAAATAAAAGTTGTGCTAGCTGTTGACAATTTAGGCAATACTGTGCTATTATAAATTAATAAAGGAGAACTCGGTATGAGCAAATACTATGCAGTTTCTAGAGGACGTAGGCCGGGCATATATGATTCTTGGGAAGATGCTAAGAAGCAAGTTGACCATTACCCTAAGCCAATCTACAAGAGCTTTAAAAGTGAGAATGAAGCCATTAATTGGAAGAATGAAGCAGATCGTCTGGGAAAATATCCTAAAAGTGCTGCTAACCCGTCAAATGGTAATATTAGCCTATTTAAGAGGTCAGAAACAAAGCTTGGTAAAGCGCAAAGGGAACATCAAGAAGAGGCTGACAACGCCCCTGATGGCTATATAAAGATATTCACGGATGGGGGTAGTCGAAATAGCGGCTATTCTTTAGGTGGACATTTAGGAATCAACGATTTGGCTGCTTGGGCATTTGAAGTTGTCTATCCAGATGGGACAAATTATCATGACTCTGGGGCCGAATTAGGAAAAACAAATCAACAAATGGAACTTGAATCCTTTGCAAGAGCTTGTGAGTTTGTCATTAACCAGCACATTAAGACGCCTATTATGTTCATTTTGGATTCTCGATATGTGCTTAACCCTCTGCAAGTTGGTGATCTTAAAAAGTGGGCTAATAATGGGTGGATAGAAGAGCGTGCTAATAAGGAATATTGGCAGCGAATATGGAAAGCTTATAGCCATATAGACCAGAAGGTCTACCTTAAATGGGTAAAGGGGCACAGTACGACAAAAGGCAACAATGACGTTGACAGGTTAGCGAATGAAGCTATGGATTCTATAAAGTGATATAATGGAGCAAGGAGGAAACTAATGAGCAAGAGTTACTATGTGATTGGTGATGCAGAGAAGAGCAAGACTTGGTTTATCACTAAGGCAGATAAAACTGGTATTGCTGCTAATACGACAGGAATTAGTAAGGCTTTAAAGTTTTACAAAAAGTATGAAGCAGACCAAGTATTCTCAGCATTAGTTATTAATACTAAGCTTCAACCAGTTATGATCTATAAGCTTACAGATGGAAAAAACCCAGAGGTAGTTACACGATTTCCAATTGTGGGAGGAAAATAATGTTAGATTTAGATAAGTTAATTGAAAAAAAGGCAAAACAGTATGTTGCTAAAGATATTTCAAACACTATTGGTGAGCATGTTTACCTAAATCATCTTAAGGTAGTAAAAAACGAAGATGATGTTATGCATAGCACGCTATTGTTAGAATACACTTATGACGATGATGTTATTGTTTACTTAGTTAGAGCTATTCCAAACACTAGTTGCATTCATTTTATTGTATCTCCTTTAGTTGAGGATGACCGAAAAGTGATTGTTTATAACCCCGAAATTGCAGATGGTGGTGTTGTACCAACTAAGCCAGACCTACAGCAGGATCAAAAAGAGTTTACAGTTCCTGCTCCAACATGCATAAATGCTAGTGATTTTGTAAAGGAAAAGGTAGCTTCTTTAAAAGATTCTAATTACCAGAGGTTAATTAGGGAAAACAATGAATTAAAGAAGAAGTTAGAAAAGGCTGATAGTTATGGTTGGGAAGATTTACGTGACTTTCTAGAACTCCCAAGATTTAGCAAGGCTGAAAAGGGGCTTAAAAAGGTGCTTAATAATTGGATTGATTATGAAAACAATGACAGGCAGTAGAAGAGAGAGATAATAATAATGGTTGATAAGGACGAGCTAGACATAGCTAAAGATGTTTACAATAAGACGTTAAAAGGAGAACAGCAGTTTTACCTAGGAAACTTTAACAAAGAAAAAAGCGATATATGGAATGATGGGTGGCAACAAGGAATTGCTTTTGTTACAGGAATTGTTTCTTCAATGATCAATCATCCATATGGCTATGACGATATTAATGATTTAAATTTGGCTATTATTAATGAACTTAACTGGGAACAAACTAATAGTAGCCTTGAAGAATACCCAGTTTCTGACGACACTATTGCCAATAGTCAATATTATGATGGGTTTTTATTGGCAATAAATACGGAAATCGGTATTCTTAAGCAAGCAATGTCTGAATTCTTTGATTATGAGGGTGTTAGTGAGGTTAATTAATAATATTGAAATATAAGAAGAAGCCAGTTGTTATTGAAGCTGTTAATTTTTATGGGTTCACAGACCCAATGTTTTCTGAACGTCCAGCATGGCTAGAAGAAGCATTTAAAAACGATATTGTTTTTATAAAAGAGTATAATGGAAAACTAGGTATTAATACTTTGGAAGGTCCAATGGAAGCATCAGAGGGCGATTATATTGTTAAGGGTGTTGATGGAGAACTTTACGCATGTAAGCCTGATATTTTTAAAAGAACTTATCAGAAGGCATAAAGAAAGAGAAGGATAAACATGAAATATGTAAATAAGTTTGATAAAAAGGATGTAATAGATGCGGTTAAATATCAAGGGTTTTACGGGGGAGGCTATGACTATTTTGATGAACGACCCAATTGGCTGGTGAAATACATATATAAGAATAAAAGTGTACGGTTTTTTGATAAATATAACGTGCTAAATATTGGTGACCGTGATTCCCCTATATATGTATACCCAGGAGATTATATCGTTAAAGGCAAAGAAGGTCCAGAGGCTTTTAATGCCGCTGATATGCTATACTATTTACCATATTCAGATGAAGAAGAAAGTGACATTAAGGAGAAAGATAACATGGTATTAATTGTGTTTACAAATAATGGACAGACTTATGAATTTAATAATGTAGAGGACTTTAAGCCCACTACAAAAGGGTTTAGCTTTACTTATGTAGGCAAAGCTACAGGGGTTAAACGAGCAGCCTGCTTTAATAATACGAGTACCACTGGGTATGCATTAGCTAGTGAAAATAAATAGGGAGTTACAATAAATGGTTAAAAGAAATGACGTTAGGCCTTGGCAAGCAGCCTTGCAAAATAGTGACAATACCTATGTAGTACCTTCTAGAACTTTAACCGACAGAGAAGATTTTAGGAATCAGTTAAGAAGAGAGTTTTCAGGTGATACTCGTATATTAGATCTTGTTAATGCACCTCAATGGGAATACTCACAAGATATAATTGATTTTGAATTGCATAACAAGATAAGTCAGCAAAAGGCTGCTGAACTAGGTAAAGTTAATTTTAACACCTTCTTAGAATATGAATCTGGTTATTTGAATCATTCTATTCAAGACTATAAAGATCTTTTAAATAGGCTAAAAGAAAGTATTAATAAAGTTATTTAATAGACAGTAGTATTAAAACTCCCTAGGGAGGATGACATGAATCCTTGTAATACAGATTTATTTGGCAACTTGTACATTGTTAATTCCACCAGTGGCAAAAGGTGTTTAATGCCTATTAAGCCAAAGGATTATATTACATTTGATTATGGAATCTCCTATTTTGTTGAAGGAAATTGTAAGAAAGGAACAAATAAAATGGATAACAATAAGTTTGAGGAGCTTTGTAAAAAGGCTGTTTCTGACTATACAAACAAGCATATGGATAAAGCTGATGGTACAAGTATTACCCCGGATGATGTTTACCTTGTTTGGCAATGCAAAGCCTTACAGAATTCTAAGGCACTTGCTAGTACAAATGTAACTGACGGTATGTACTATGAACTTACCTATAATGGTGATAAGCACGAGTTATATGTAGATGCATATAAGAAGTTTGATAATAAAGTCATTAGCATTAAATAAAAAATAAATAGTTAAGGGATAGTGAGTTACTATAATATACATTTTAGGTAGTATTGGTGCGGGAAAAACTAGTTTAACAAGGCTATTATCGCAAGATTTATCATCTTCGGCATACTATGAGGATATTAGCAGTAATAAAATGATTGGTTCTATGCTAAAGAAGTTCTATTCAGCCGGTAAAGAAAGCCGTAAGCAGATTGGTACAATTCTTCAGGTAGCTTTTTTAACCTTTAGGTATCAGCAATTGAAACGTGCTGTAACTGAAAGAAACGCAGTTATGGATTCCTCACTAGAGTCTGACTGGGTACTTGCAAGCAATCTTAATAAGCGTGGCGAAATTGATGATGTGGACTTTAACGTTTATGCCACCCTCTCACAAGAAATGCAGTCAAATGTTAACGGCATGCCATGGAACGCTTTACCAGACTTGGCTATTTACTTAAAGATTGATCCCGACCATGAAATTGAAGAGATCAAGCATAGAGGTAGAGAAATGGAAAATGTTGACCCTACCCTAGACGAGTATTATCGTTCAGTTAATAAGGCTTATCGCGACTGGGCTAAGGGATATACGCGTTCTTTGCTGTTGACCATTGATAGGGACAAGTTAGACTTTGTTAACAGTATTGTTGATCAAAATAAAGTACTTGACAAAATCGAGTCTCGTCTGGTAGAATTAGGTAAATTGACACCTGCTGAGTTTGAAACGATTAAAGCGAAGAGAAGTAAACAGGTATAATCATAAGGTAATACAAGAATAAAGAAAGCTGGTATATATTTGGAAGGTAAAGAACAAGGTAAGACAAAGACCATCTATATGGCTTGTGCATGGTTCAATGATGAGCAGACCAAGATGATGAACGAAGGCTATAAGAAGTTAAAGGCCAATAAAACAGTTGATTGGGAAAACTCTTATCGTCCTCTAGAACATCAATACGCGGGTATTAACGTTGAAGAACACCCAGAATGGATGCGCCGTGTAGACTGGCAAGCTATGACATTCAAATCAGATGTTAGTGGTATGGCTGGGTCAGACGTTGGTGTCTTCCTGTATAATCCTAAGAGTCCCGATGAAGGACAAACTTGGGAACAAGCTTGGCTTTACGCAAAGGGTAAGCCAGTAGTTATAGTTGTACCAGATGAAGAATATGGTAAGGTTGCTATTAACTTGATGCCTGCTATTGGTGCTACTGATATTATTAAGTTATCCGAACTTGAACATTACAACTTCAATAAGGTTTATCAAACTACGTATAAGGGTAATATTTACTAGGGAGAAATAAAAATGACCCAAACAGCAATGAATATAACTTACTATGTCGTATCTACAAAAGGTGAAGAAACAGTCAGATACTTAACACAAGTAGACGAGGATTGGGGATTTGGACGATCCCTTGCAAATGCAAAAAAGTTTCGGGATTATAAAGAAGCAAGCTCTTATCGAAAGATGGTTTTATATAAATATGAGCATCAAACGAATAAATATGAGCCTCAAATGAAGATTTTAAAGATTTCTTACCCAGTTATGGTAGAAGAAATTAAGTAAGCTGTTGCAAAAAGAACCAGATAGCTCTGGAGACAAGCAAGGGAAACCTTAGCTAAAATAAAGTAGAAGAAGGAATATGAAGTGGACAATTTAGAACCAGAAGAAAAAGAATATGCTTGGTACAGCGCTCTTAAGCCAAGCTGGTATATTGAACAAATGAAGGGCTGGACAGCAGCTAGTTATTCATTATTGTTTCTTGGCATTGGTATCATTTTAGGAATGACAGTTGCTCAGCCAATTACAAGGGTGGCATTATTAACCTTAGCAGCAGGGGTATTAGGGTTTACTACAACTGTTGCCACTACAAATGCACGACCCGTTAATGGTATGTTTGGATTAATTAGCGCGATCATTTACATTATTGTTGCGGTAGGAGCTAAAAATTATAATGACGTAGTTCTACAAGCAACATATATCATTTTGTTAGATATTCCTATTTTGCTTTTACCATCTTGGGCAAAAGATGTTGATAAAAAGGTTAGATTTCTTGCAGAGGAAGGTAAAGGCATTCGCAACTGGATTTTGACAGGCATTTTCTTCATTGCTGTCTTTGGAATTCTTTACTATTCTGACACGCATATTTTCATTAGTCCCCGACCAATTACGGACTCACTTGCAGCGGCAATTGGTATTACAGGAGCTATGTTGACCACACTAAGATTTTCTGAATCCTATATTTGCTGGACTATTCAAGGGATCATGTCAGTTGTTCTTTGGGGAATCACGGCCTTCCAAGGGGATGCAAATTGGGTACTGTTTGTAACTTACTTGATGTATCTTGCTAATGACGGTATTTCATTCTTAGATAAGGGTACACCTTGGTTCCATCATCAAAAGCACGAAAAAGTAGCTTAAACAAGTAAATATAAAAAGAGACCTTTAGCGGGTCTCTTTTTTGCTGCCATTAAGTAACTTCCTAATATACTTGCTTAGCCAAATGGAAGAAGCAAAGATTGTAGCAAAAACTAAAAGGGTAGTAACGTGACTACTTTCTTCTGGAAGATAATAATTAATACCAAGAGCGCCAAAAGAGGCACTTAAAAAGGACAAAACAATGCTCCACTCAGTGAACTTGTTAATTGTAGCAAGCTGATTATTACCAACTATTGATGATACTAGACTTGCGTACTTATCCAAAATGTAGTCCAAATGTCGAGCCGATTCTGAGGTTTCTTCTAATGCAAGACTAGCAGATCTGGCTAATTCTGTATACTTTTCAGATGCAAAATAGTTAGCATCATCCTCTATTTTTTCACAGATACTTTGGTTATTAGCAAGTGAGTCTAGGAATGAAGAAACGGTTTTTTGTATTGACATTATATGATAAAATATATTATTATTTGTAGCCGTTTTAAGTGACTGTTCTAAATCATTGGCATCTTTACTTAATATATTTAGGATACTTCTATATTCCTTAGACATATAGTATATAACAAGAAGCATTATATCTTTTTTATTTGTGATAGGAACCTTTAAATTTTTGCTATCTTTTTGTATAATTGATATAAATGATGGCTCATGACTACTTATTGTGATAAGATCATTGTTATCTCCATCGTTGCTTAAGATAAGTATAATAGGACTTGTGGTGTATTCCTTGAAATCACCTAGGTTTGACTTGACAGTCTTTGGGTACTGAAGTACAATCATAAGTGGCTTATCTGGTTCGGTTAGGCCTTCTATATGGCTACTTTCATGGCTAGACAGAATGAGTTTTGAGGTACTGACATCTAACCCAGTTCTTTTTTGCACAAGGCTTAGATCTCTATTACTAGGATTAGTGATCTCTAACCAGTCATAATCACCACCTTTTAGCTCGTCTATTTCATGTGTGCTTCTTATCTTATATAATTGCTGCACGTGAATCATCTCCTACTAGTTTAATATAACTGTTGACAACTGTGTTAATTAGTGCTAGTATAGTATTTAAAGAAAGAAGGTAATTCATTGAAACAAGCAGAAGTAAAAGAGAGCATGAACTCATTTTTAAAGGAGCATTCTGAGTATGTATCAGGAGGATATACAATTGGCTTCTTTACTAAGGAAAAAGGGCTTTATTCAGGAGTTTGTAAAACACAAGGTAAGTTATACGGATTTGTAATTGACTTTTCTAACAAAAGCTTTTTTATAGAAGGTATTACAGGAAAGCATTTAAAAGAAAACTATAAAAATTTGAACACTATTTTTCCAAGCGGTGAGTTAGAACTTGCTGCAAAGGTAAGCGACACATTAAAAAAACTATATCGAATTGGATACATGCTTGGGGATTATAATAGCCAATCAGATGGTTGGGGAGGACAAGAAAGTATTAATATTGGTCGTGGCTTACTAAGAGCAATTAAAAAATTTCCTATTGCAGAGCAGTTAGCCGCTATGCCTTGGTCATACTCAGCTACTAATACTATGCATGGACTTATTTATGACCTCAATGTTGGCGATGGAATTTCACTAAGAAAAGCAACAGGATTATCAAGTGGTAATTTCAAACTTTTCTCAAATGCTAAAAGTGAATATGAAGCTAAGAACATCTTTACCTTGGGAAATGAGGGCTATGCTCTAATTAAACAATGCTCTGATATTATTGAACAGGTTGATAAGGAACGTGGTTATCATGACAGCGACACTTATATTCACCAAATTATTGACTATATTAAGTACTCATATTCAAGAGAAAACCTAATTAATATGCAGAAGAGTGAAAAATATGAAGATATTAACTTTAGCTTTACAAATATGATTAGATATTTGTATTTCAGCTGCTATCATCAACAAGCTCTGGGTTTTCGACAAGCACTTGATATTTTGGAAGATTACTGGAAAGTGATTCCTAATAGTAAGGGTGTCAGCAAGTATCCTAGATACCTAAAGACGGCTCATGATGTAGCTTCTAATAACTACCAAGTTATTAAGGATTTTTCAAAGGTGCTTGGGGTATATGATAATTATAAAAAGCATAGTGAACTAGAGGGTATTTGCAAAAACACCGCTTTCATTGTTGCAATGACACCAAGTGAAATTTCAGATGAAGCAAACCAGCAAAGCAATTGTGTAGCTGGATATATTAATTCCGTTTCTGAAAATAAGACAACCATTATGTTTATGCGTGACGCTAATAATATTGAGCACTCAAAAGTTACCTTTGAAATTAAAGATGGTACTCTTATACAGGCTTATGCAACTTATGATAGGCCATTAGATAAGGAACAGTCATCTATGCTTCTAGGATATTGCAAACTAATGAATATTGGATGGACAAAAAACTTGGCTTTAGACTATAGTGCTAACCCTACCAACTATAAAAAGTTAAAAGAGTTAACAGATTTCCATGACACAAAAGCTGTTAATGAATTAGAAGATAAGCGGAATAAAGAGATTGAAAAGTATAAGGAAACACTTATGAATAATAGTGCAGTACGTAAAACTGCGTAGGAGGAATAAAAATGACTAATAAAATTGGTACATTGGTTTATATTGATGGTGATCAACTAAACGAGGCAATTGGGTATGAGCATTTTGATGCTGACTCTGTTGTTAGCGGATTGAAGCTTACGCAAGACAGCCTTCTGGTTTTAGGCAAGGATGCAGCAGAAGTTTTTAACTTGCCACTTAAAGTTGATAAACTAAAAAAGTTTGATGCTACTTTTTATGATCCAAGCGAAGTAGGGTTTGTAATTGGCGCACCAAGTTACTATCAAGGTGCACAAAGCAACTCAGATGATGATGATGATAGCAAGGAATGTGACGACAATTGGGGGAGTTTCTAATATGGGGTTATATACTGTATACTTTGAAAACTGTGATGTTATGAAAATACCTGAGGAAGATGTTACAGCGTTTCATGCTATGGGTGTATCTGATAACATATCTTTAGATTATAGCTCATACAAGTCTGCGGATGACATTATGCTAGTGCTTAAAAAGTCATTTACAGATAAAGAGTTTCAAAGCATTATGGGTGATGACGAAATCAGTAATGAGGAAAGGCTATCTTATGGTGACATTGTTTCAATTAGAACCCCTAAGGGACAAGAAGTTTATGTTCCATGGGAGGATGATTCATCTGAGCAGTTTAACAGCAATCAGTCAGTTAGCTACGTTGACGAATTTCTTAATGAGGATGAAAACGGTAACTGGTTTTCCATTACATTTAAGACACTACCTAGTACAGACGCCCTTGGTGCTAAAATAGAGCAAGACCATAATGTATATGTTAGCAGTACCCAATTAGGGTCGCATACTTTAATTAATTTACTTGAAAGCTTTGATACTCGCATTAAAGCATTAGAGGATGCGGGTAAGCCAGATAAATCTAGCCAAGATACAGTAGATAAAATTAAAGATAAGTTACAGGATGTTAAAACTTTGCTTGATAGTATTTCTAAGGAGGTTAAAAATGAGTAAGCGAGATAAGTACCCAGATAGTGACGCTCGTAAGTTTGTTCTTGGGGGGTTAAAGTATAAAGGAATTACTCTTAAGGATATTGCTAAAATTGCTTATGGTTTAGAAAAGGATTATGTTAATGGATTAACCTTAGGTATGTGTAAAGATGCTGTTAATAAGGTTCTTGATAAACGCGATGTGCTTAGCTTGTGTATGACAGGATTAGAATTAGATAGGTTAGCTGAACATAACCTATTAAAAGAGCCACTTTTGTCAATAGTTAAGAATGATTTAGGGCTATTTTCAGTAGACGAGGTGTTTGGATCAGCTATTTGTAACTTGTTTTTTACTATAGCTGTAACAAATTATGGATTTATTGATAAGAAAAAGATTGGTAAAATTAAGGATCTAGACGAAAGCAAAGATCATTGTAACACATTTATTGATGACTTAGTAGGGGCTATTGCAGCCGCCGCCGCAGCCAAGATTGCTCACGATCACAATGGAGACTAATAATGGCACAATTATTTTTTAAGTATGGGTGTATGGATTCTGGTAAAACCATGCAACTATTGGCAACCAAGCATAATTATGATGCTTATGGTAGAACGTGCCTAATCATGTCTCCTAGCGTAGATACCCGTTCAGGGTATGGGACTATTAAATCTCGTTTAAAAGGCATGGAAGAGCCAGCAGAGGCCATTGAAGCGGGCATGGACATTTATCATAAGGTTGCGACAATGGACAGTATTCCAGATGCTATTTTAGTAGATGAAGCTCAATTTCTTTCTGAGGATCATATTAATCAATTAGCAGAAATTGTTGACAAGCTGGGTATTCCTGTGATATGCTTTGGGTTGAAGACAGATTTCCAAGCTAAGCTATTTAGTGGCTCTAAACGACTGCTTGAAGTTGCAGATAAGATTGAGGAAATTAAAACTATTTGTGCTTATTGCAACCATAAAGCAGTTCTTAATGGGCGATTTAAATACGGAAAGCTTGTGACCAATGGAAAACAGGTGCAAGTAGGAGACGAGGACTACAAGCCGTTGTGCCGGTATCATTACAGCAAGTTAAGGGAGGAGACTGAATGTATGTAGTAATTTTGGGAGACACTGTTATATCTGAACATTTTAAGTAGTAGGAATGCAGAGAAAAGGGAGAGAATAAATTGAAATCAAGTAATAACGAAATTAATAGTTTAAAGAATTTACAAGCAGAATTGCAGCAAGCACACCAAATCATTTGGGGACTTCATTGGTCAATGTTTGGGAAGGGGTTCTTAGCTAATCACCCATTTTTGGATGATCCTTTAGAAGAAATTGATGAAATGGTTGATTGGGTAGCTGAACGTATTGTTCAGTTAGGAGATATTCCTATTGATTCATACGAGGAAGTTCTAAAATTGGCAACAAGTAAAAGCATTGAATCACGTCCATATTCAATGAATAATGCTATTAGTGGCATTAAAGTAGTCTTATCTGAGCTTGATAAGGCACTCTATGACGCACGTAAAGGGCTTGATTCAGTTGACACAGCAACTAGTTCTCAGATTGATGCCTATATTGGTACAGTTGAAAAGTACTTGTGGATGATTTCAGCAGAGGCTTCTTTAGAAAGTGGTGATATGCATGACTAATATTCCTTCTGGAGTAAAAAAGTGGATTAAGGAATGTCAAAAAGACCGAGTTAGTTTAGCTATGGCACTTGTTAAAGCACCTGCTAGTAAAACTTCTGTATGGGATTTCTTAGCACCACACCACCTTGACGCGGATCAGTATGAAGACACTATTGATTTTGAGCGAGCAAACGAATTCGCGGAATATTGGATAAAGGAGCTTAAAGATAAGTAATAAAAATTGGGGCAAACGTCCCTTTTTTTATTGACATAGATGATGGTGTATGCTAATATTAATTTGGCTTTGGGAGATACTATATGTTTAAGATAACTTCTAGATTTTACATTATATATGGGGATGATAAGCCAATATATGTTGGATACACTAATAGGACTGTCAAGCAGCGGTTTGTTGAGCATTGTCAAGATAAGGATTTTAGTAGCTATGATAATGTTTATGTTAAAGAACTAGTGAATGAAAAGCTTAGCTTTAACTTTACATGGGATTATGAGCAAACCTGTGTTAATGCCAACTGTGTTTCAGAAAGAGAATCCAACTTAGTTTCTAAATATGGCACTCAGGGTTCTGCCTATCAAAAAGCCATTGGTGGCGGGCAAACGTGGGCAAGCGAAAAAGGATTTGTTAAGTCAAATATTAATAACCCAAAGTTTATGGGAATGGCTGGTAGTCAAGTAAAAAAGTATTTGGAAAGTAGGAAAAAGAAGTCTGTTTGGCTAAGTCACTTTGTAAGCCATATGCAACCAGTTGAGGCTGTTTGGTTAAGCAGCTTTGTAGGTAACATGAAACCGGTTGAGGCTATTTGGCTAAGTCACTTTGTAGGTAACATGAAACCGGTTGAGGCTATTTGGTTAAGTCACTTTGTAGGTAGTATGAGGCCAGCTGAGGCTGTTTGGCTAAGTAACTTTGTAGGTAACATGAATCCGGTTGAGGCTGTTTGGTTAAGAAACTTTGTAGGTAGTATGAGGCCAGCTGAGGCTGTTTGGTTAAGTCACTTTGTAAGTAGCATGAGACCAGTTGAGGAAGTTTGGTTAAATGACTTTGTGCATAACATGAGGCCAGTTGAGGCTGTTTGGTTAAGCAATTTTGTAGGTGGCATGAGGTCGGTTGAGTCTGCTTGGTTAAGAAGCTTTGTAGGGAACATGAAGACGTTAGATTAAATTTGTGTACTATATAGGGAGGAAATAATATGATTAAAATTAGTTTTAATAAAAACAGCAAAGGAAAGTATGACTTTTCTGTAACTCAAAATGATAAATTGCTATACAAGAAAGAATATGCTGCCACAGAAAAGGATGAAACAGGGCACACACAAGCGCAAGTTTTCAAGGCTTATTGTAACTTTTTACAAGACCAAGTAAATGAAATTCTTGAGAAAGACCCTAATTTTCACTGGAAGTCCTTCAAAGACTTTAAGGCGTTTGCAGGCACCAAGAATCAAAATCTATTTTTTGAAAATGAGTTAAAATACTTGGATTAATATGTTGACTTTTTAAAATAAACGTGGTATAGTATTTATATAAGCTAGTTGGAAGGACAACCATATAAACCCTGCGATTCATGCTTGGCCAAAACATTTTTGCAGTAATTGATGGCTTGATGCTTCCAGAAAGGGCGCCCGCTGGAAGCTACAAAATGGTGGCGCTATACTGCTTCCTTAGCTCATTAGGTAGAGCACTTGTTTTGTAAGCAAGAGGTGACTGGTTCAAGCCCAGTAGGAAGCATAGATTCAAATAAGCAATAGGCGATACCTTAAGCAAAATAACTAATATTTGGATTAAGCACTAAAAAGTGTTGACATTTAAAGCAGCACATGGTACACTTATTACTGTTGAAAGGCAAAAGGGATAAGGAAGATATAAAACGTGAGTTTTGTTAGTTAGAAAAATTAAAAAATAGGCCTTGACATTTTAGATAAGTTGTGTTAGTATTAAATTATGGTCATTAATAAGTGGCCATTTTGGACCGTTAGCTTAATGGTAAAGTCGTCAGCTCATACCTGATTTTATGAACGTTCGAGTCGTTCACGGTCCATTTATAGTCCTGTAGCACAGTGGTAGTGCACCCGGCCTATACCCGGCATATGTCAGTAGATTTTCTGAACGACATCGGTTCGATCCCGATCAGGACTATTAAAAAGTTATAACGTAGCAAAATTTGGCCTAGGGAAACGAGGCTTACTGATCTAAGTAAAAAATCTACGTTTAGAGTTTCCTTGTTAATATCTCTTTAAGGGATACTAGCAAGCTTCTCTATAAATGTTCCCATAGCACAACTGGATAGTGCATCTGTCTTCTAAACAGTAATTTTCCCAGTTCGAGTCTGGGTGGGAACATTGTGTATGAAAAAAATAAGTGAAAGGAGATAAAGCATGACTATTCTTTGCCCTAATAAGTTTAATCAGTACTTAGAAGATCACAATTTAGAAATATATGATGTTGCTAAGATGATGAGAGATTCCCCCTATAATAAAAGTAGAAGAACTCGTCAAGCATATGTTAGACTTCTAGAGCAAGCTTTTATGTACGGGTGGTCTACAGTAAATGCTCTTGGTGGTGGCTACGAGCCAGGGGTTCACAATGGACAAGATGGCGGAATATCTGCTAAGTATGTTGCTAAAATTATTGGGTGCAAGGTTCAAGATATTGTAGGATGGTGACTTTAAATGAATCATAAGGTGGTATTTGAAGATAAAAATGTATTAGTATTTCACATTTATAGTAGCCTTGACAACCCTACTATGCTTAAGGTACAGAAAAGTTTGTACTTCCTTTGGGCTTATTACTCTGGAACCTATGGTAACTTAGTAGGTAAGGACGGACTAGATATTTCAAAAGAGGATTACCCAGAGTCCCTATTTAAGGGAAATTTTAAGGCACTTATGTATGGACCTGTTGATATAGATGTTCTTAAAAAGCAAAAAGAGAACTTCTACAGTAAAGATAAGTGGAAGGGGTATACCCCTAAAGGAAGTTCAGAAATAGAAGTTATGGGGTTCGTTAATGACCTATTGGGTCAAATAAACGCTGTAAATGACTTTGGACTAATTAATAGATGCCATGAAGATAATTGTTGGAAGCAAGCCTATGAAAATGGTAGGGAAAGCTATATGGATCTTGATGCTATAAGAAAAGAGTACCAGATTTAGTATTACTTATTAATGTTTCCATAGAACAATGGATAGTTTACCGGTTTCCTAAACCGTTAATTCCGGTTCGAGTCCGGATGGAAACATATTGGCAAATATGCTTATAATACTTTTGCCAATTGCTTGCATTAGAAGTAAAAGTGTGTTATACTTAAAAAGTAGTAAAACCTTGCTCCTTGAAAACTGAATCCGATTCAACCATGTGTATAAGGTGATTGCTTCACCGTCATGGATACCCATGCTAAGTAATGTCGTAAGCTGCTTTTAGGGATACCTTTAGCAACTTGCAGAATATATGGAAACATATAGGAAGGCTGTAAAAGCAGTCAATTAATGGGTAGTGCTAGTTGTTGTGACATAAGGCATAGGACTGGTTGGGTAGGCAATAGACGCCCTGTTGGGAATAAGCCAGCAAGCCCCTGTGGTAGCTCTTGGGGAAACGCTGGTACGCTATAACTACCTTAGCTATGAAAAGCGGAAGGCACCGTGTGAGGCTGATAAAAAAGCTTCACGATAAAACCAGAAACTAGTAAAAGTAGGCTAAGGCTAAATTTAGAAAAATACTATTGGAGTATTAAAATAAATCGAATGCAGGCTGAAATTTGGGCATCAAAGAATGCGCCCTTGCAAGTTAAAAGCACTTAGTTGTTATAGGGTAGCTCCCTATAGCACGGGCTAAGTGGGCAAGTTGCCTAATAATGGTAGCAACAATATGGTAGGAGTAAAAGACGGATCGGGTTTAGTTTTCAGGGAGCAAGTGTGCTTATAATGCATATTATGTTGCTGTATTCAAGTAGGTAAGAGAGTACAAATCGCTGTGGCGGAACAGGTAAACGCTATGGGTGATAGACGAAGGCTTGGTGTCAAGGCAACGGTAAATGGCGGAACATAAATGGACTGAGTAGTTGCCAGCCTTAAAAAGTAGATGAATAGTAATTCGCCTGTGAAGTTAGTCAACTGTGACCATATCCGTTCCTAATCCATCTACAATGTGTCATGTCGGGTGCAAATCCCGACCAGCGATATTACCGGTAAAGCCTAGCGCGCTTGCTAGCGCGGACTAGTGGGCGAGTATAAAGCGTGGTCACATGTCTTGCACTTCAAGGCAATGTGGGAACCACCATGACTGAGGGTTCAGAAACCATCGCCTCGGATAGCGGAAACATGAGCAACTGGCGTTTAGGCGTTAACGGAAACCAGAAATCGCTTTTTCGTGGTATCTGTTATCAGGTTCAAATACCGGCGGTTGCATACAAGGTTGGTATTAGCTAAGTGGGAAAGCGTCCCATCACGAGGTGGGGAATGAGCAGGTTCGATTCCTGCATACCACATATTAGCCGCGAAGGTCTGGAGCAATCCTACGTTCCGATGCAAAAGCCTGTGCACGGGTTATTAGAAGGCTAAGCTACATATTGTTGCTTGTACATTGGCAACTAAAATATTAATGTAGATAATTCAACTCCCCTGCAAGGCGAAAGCCTATGTTGCAGAAAGCCCCCATATTGATACGGGATATGGGAAAGTAGCAGACGTGCTCATGATGGTGCTGTTCGCGGTCTCGGCCATCAATCAGTTTTATGTACATGGTAAAGCCCTACGTGTTTGCTAGCATGGACAAGGGGTGATTACAAAGGTGTGCTGAATTAGCTTGGCACGTAACCAAGGACTTAGAAACCTTCGCCTTGGATAGCATGGGTTGAGAGTAGCTAAATGGAAAAGCGCCCCGTCATTAGGCGGGTAATAAGTGGGTTCGATTCCCATCTCTCAAATAGGAATGCATGGCAGGCATGCTTAATTGTAGCTGGGTTCCCGAATGGGAGTAGGTTAAATCTTAGAAATCCCAAGCAGACAACATGTGTTCTGAGTCTCCGAGAGTACTGGGACTTAAATAATAGTACTCATATGTAAGGTTAGAGTCTTTCTAGAAGGCAAAGCGGTTGACATTACCCAATACCGTATGCTGAGTCACATGACTGGTCGATAAAATGACCACCAATTCCATTTGGGTTGTGGCTAGTGGACAGCATTGCGACTGAGGATCAATTTTATGGCCTCTACGATTAGGTTCGACTCCTGACAGTCGCCTTACAATTCCGGAGTTGTAAAATAGATTGATTGATTGAGGGAAAACAATGGAAGAAAAAGAAAAACTTAAGGCGCCACGAGTACCATTAACGTGGCTTGATGAGCGGTTAGAAGATTTAAAGTTTAGCTATTACGATTTAGCTAGGTTATATGCGCATGATAAAGAACAAGCTAACTCAGCAATCAGTATATTAAGTCGCTATTATAGGGCAGTTGAGAACTACTTTCAGTGGCTTGCTTGGGATAAAAATATTGCTAAAAACTCTGCACAAACATACATACAGCATAAAGATGGAACATACGAAATTGGCGATGTAGATTTACCTGATCCTAAGTATGAAGTGTCTATTAAGATGCAGCATAGGTTGTTTCGTGCAGTTGACGCAAGTGACTACTACCGGATGGACCTTGATGATGAGTTTAATGGTGTAGTTGGAAGTGATGATGGCTATCAAGACCTAATCAACCTGTTATGGCCCGATGGGGATACCGTACTAGATAGTTTGAATGTAAATGTAGTTTCTTTAGCTATCATAAACACAATCCGAGGAATCAATCTTGATGAAGAAGATAGACAATCTGTAGGTACAACAGAGGCTGTAGATGCTATAGCAGATATTAGCAAAATTGAAAAACGTGTTAACAGTTTTAGGAGAAAAGAAAAGGATTACCTTGAGTCTCTTAATGGACGTAAGAAAGGCATTAGTAAAATTAAATAAAAATAGAAGAAATGGGGGATTTAATCCCCCTATTTTTATAGCTTGTTTTTAAATGCATCCTGTGCTATACTTGTTGTATAAACAAAAAGGAAGGTATAAAAAATTTGAATGATCAAGATGACGAAGTACTAGGAGTTATCAATACAGTTGTTACTAACACTAAGCATAGAACAGTGAGTGTTAAGATTCCAGGAACCTATGCAAAAGCAAATGCAGAGCTAGAAAGACTTAAAGGCTTGCTTAACGATGAAATAGTGTCAGGGTGGCTAATGATACTTGTTACGATTAGCTATTTCCTTGTACTTTTTGGAATTGAGTCTATATCCGGAGTTAAGCCAGCAGATACTATGCAAGCACACACCCTAATTATTACAATGTGGATGTTCTTTATATACTTCAAGGATAGCAAAGCTATTAACTCGGCAGGTATGGACGATGATAATATTTGGGAAAATTCGTTTAATTTGTTTGTTCTTTTGCCTGTGGTTGTAGGTTCTTTAATGGGATTTGTCTTACCCGCGAATCCTTTGCTTGCTTTAACACCGGTTGGGCTTCTCACCCATGCTTATAATCAATCTAGCTACATTGATTACTATGAGCAAATGCTGCAAGACTCAGAAATCAGAGCCACATATAAGCTACCAGAAAGTGATGATAGTAATGACAAAAGTAATTCTTAGCATTGTTTCCAGACTAGATGAAGCTGGGTATAATTTCAGTCTTAAGGTTGAGGCAGGAGGTGCCCTATTATTAGCTAATGGGCACCGACTAGAAACTGTTGATGTACTGTTATTGGACGGCAAAAAAGTTGCTAATGACTCAGATATAATTGGTAGAAAAATGGGACTGTGGAAATAGTAAGGAAGTGCTATGTTGGACTATCAAGGAAAATATATGATGCTTGTTGGAAAGACTATGACAAAGGTTTATATATCTAAATATGTTGATCATAGTGCAGCCATTCAGATTGAAACTAAGCAAGGAAAAATGAGCCTTGAAATACCGCATAATAGCTACTTGATATATCAAGTAGATAAAAGAACACCTTATTCAGATGATCTTGTTTACCTAGACATTATTAAACGAGATATTAAAATTTTGGCCTGTTATGACTCTTTGCTCATTGGTAAAATGATTTCTGGTAAGGCTCTTGTAAAACTTTGAAAACAAAATATAGATTGACTTTTGACCTCCTATGGTGTATTGTAAAGTACATAAAGGAGGCCATTTTTTGTTAGTTGAAAAAAGAGCAGAAACAATTAAGCAAGCTAGAGAAATTGCCAAAGGTTACACTTGGTATACAAATACTTTGTTTCCTAAGCAAGGAGTATCCGGTGCTAAGCAGCATTCAAATAGTGACAATATTTTGTGCATTAAGGTAGAAGATCAGTATTTGATATTTTATAAGGAGGCGAAACAGTAATGAGACAATTAGTTTTGCTAAGAGGTGCCATGGGTTCTGGTAAATCTACGTGGGTGAAAAATAATCACTTAGAAGATTTTACTTTATCACCAGATTCTGTACGGGTTATGTATGGTGCTTTATCTAAGCGAAATGAGCAGGGCCTTTATAGCGCTAATGCCAAAAAGGATGGTCCTGTTTGGGAAGCAATCTTAAAGATGCTTGAATACCGTATGAGTTCTGGAATGTTTACCGTGATAGATGCTACACATGGTACTGAGCGAGCTATTAATGTATATCGAGAGTTAGCGCGTAAATATCGTTATCGTGTATACGTAGTTGACTTTCAAGTACCATTAGAAGAATTAATAGAACGCGTCAATAAAAGAAATACAAGTAATTTATCCGGAGTTGATAATAAATACATTCCTACGTATGCTGTAGTAGATAAATTTCAACAACTATCCCTTCACTCTATACCACATTGGGTTACTAAACTTGATCCTAAAGATGCTATTGATAAACTTAAGTGGCAATTTGAAGAATTAGGGGATAGAAAACTGTATGTTTTTGGTGATATTCACTCTTCTTATAAGGTTTTAAAAGACGCATGGGATAAACTTGGCCTTGAAGATAACTATAAAGATATGATTGTGTTCGTGGGTGATTTGTTTGATCGTGGTATTCGCCCAGTAGAAACATTCAAGTTTATTCAAGATAAATTTAAGCGCCATAATGTAACTTTGATTATGGGTAATCACGATTATAATTTGGCTAACATGGTACGTAACACTGTTGTTAACTCACCACGGCACACATATTACAATACCTACTTACCCCTAAAGCGTGCTGGCGTGTCTGAAAAAGAAATAAAGAACCTTATTGATAGTATGTACCAAGGCATGTTTTTAAAGGGTAAGCAACCAATTTATATTACTCATGGCGGTATTTATCCTTATAATACCAAAGATCCTTTGGGACTAAACAAATTGTCAACATCTGAAATGATTTACGGGACAGGGGATTTTAGTTATGATCTTGATAGTAACTTCCCTGATGTAAATATTTTGTCTATTCATGGTCATCGAAACTTAAATCACGGTAAGGCTATTTATAAAAATGGTAAGTCAACATCTGTTAACCTTGAACAAGGGGTTGACGATGGAAAGAACTTAGCTGTTGCTATTGTTGAAGACGGGTTAGTAACCGTAAAACAATTTAAAAACTATGAATTTAATCTTAGTGCTAAGGATATGAAATGGGCGAGCCAGTCTAAGATTAAGTATTTATTAACTAACCCTAATGCATATCTTGAGGCTGCTAAGCGAAATTCTTACATTAATGTTAAGCATTTAAACAAAGGAATTGCTACTGTTAACTTTAGCGAAAGCGCCTTTAAAGGGAAGGTGTGGGATGACTTTACGGTAAGATCAAGAGGCCTGTTTATTGATACTTACCATAATGAGGTATATGCTAGAGGCTATGATAAGTTCTTTCGTGTTGATGAACTAGGTGGCTGGGGCAAGTTACAGCTGCAAGGGAACTTAGATGTTTACAAAAAGTATAATGGTTTCCTTGGGATGTTAACTTATGACACGCATCAAGACAAGCTAATTTACTTTAGCAAAGGGTCTATTTTTGGTAACGATGATATTCCAGTTAGTCCCTATGCTCAGTTAGTTAAAGAAACTGTTGAGTCAGAAATACGTGGTCATGAAGATTTTCTTAAGTCTTTATTAAAAGACAAGACAATGCTATTTGAAGTTGTTAATGAAGAAAAGGATCCGCACATTGTTCATAACTTTGACAAGCCTAAAGCTGTTATGCTAGATATTGTTTATAACGACCTTGTATTTAGAAAAATGAGCTATAAAAGCTTGACAAATATCAGTGATAAGATAGGGTTGCCTTTAAAGAAACACATAGCGACTATTAGTAATCACAACTTAAGAGGTTCACTACAGAAGCTAGCACGTAACAAAGAGTTGGAAGGCTTTGTGCTAGAAGACGAGTCTGGTTATATGTTTAAGGCGAAGACCTACATTTATAGTGCAGTTAAGGCTAGACGCAATATGTGGGAACGTATTGTTAAGCAGATTGCATATGGTGAACCACTAACAGTACCCGTGAGCGAACAATTGAAGAGGTACCAAAGCTTAAACTTTGGTACTGAAATTGGTGAAAGTAAAGAGGAAGAAAACAGCATTAAGAAACTAGATTACTTTATGGGTATTGAAGCATCATATGTTAATCCCGTTCGTAACTTGCTAAAGCTACGAGAAAAATATGATCTTTTACTATAAATAAGATTAATGGCTATTGCATAAAATGCAGTAGCTTTTTTGTTGACAGATTAAGTTCTTTGTGACAAGGTATAAATACCAGGAAAAAGTAGAAGACTATGAATATAAACAAGGTAAAGCACACTGGCTTATTTTTATGAAATTACCTTGACATTTAGCTAAATTTGACATATGCTTAACTTGTAATTAAAGACAAGAAAGTAGAGGACGAAAAATGAGCGAAGAAAAAATGTACATGGTAAAGAACCGCAGTGGTGAATTTTGGGACTTTTCAGATGGTTTCGGTTTCTGGACATTAGCCATCTCAGAATGCCCTATAACGCCAAGTAAGGAACAGGCTGAACAAGTGGCTAATGAGCATGACGGCCACGTTGTCGCTTTGATTGAGGAGCCTAAAAAAGTAAAGCTACCTAAGAAAGCCGCTGAGTGGGTTGATAGTGTTAAAAGCAGTGGACGAGATATTACTGACATTTTTACTGAGTATCTAATGCCAGATGAGGTAAGTTATTGGCTATTTGATGATGACGATGAAGCAGAACACCGTGAAGAACGAGGGCTTATGCTTGTTAATGCCTACCAATATGGATACACCATGGAAAAGGAAAAGAAATACAACGTCAAGGTGCCACATGCAGATTATAAGTGGTATCTAAAAACTCCTGATGGAAAACTTGATACCATATTTGTAGAAGGATTATCCAAAGGATTTGGTGGATACCCAGATGGAATTGAACTCACTAATGATGATATTGAGAAATTTGGCTTGCAAGACTGTGAGAAAGAAGAGGTGACTGACGATGAGCAATGAGACGAAGCGGGACGTTGTAGAAGCAATATTATTGGCAAAAGATACCGACACGATTTGGGACAGCTCAACAGTTCGATATTATTTAAACAGGTATGACGCTGCCTTGCCAGAGGATCTTCCAGTGATTCCCGAACTGATTGGTAAATACCTAAAGATGTGGAAGCATGACCATGGAGACCTGTTTCAGGCGCTTGATGAGGGCACATCAGCGAGCTTAGATGGTACTAAATGGGAAAGCGTGCAAGATTGGTTCAGCGATGTCAAAGATAGCTTTGACACTTTTGCCCGTGCATGGGTGCTAGGCGTCTGGCGTGTTGAAGAAACGGGAAAGGTGGTTAAGTTATGAAAGACGAAAGTAAGAGCGATGTGTTTAGTCATGTAGCACAAGAACTAATTGTTTACAAATCTGATAGTAGCTATGAAAATGGTGGTAAATATAATGAGTCTAAAGAGCTAGACAAATTATGCACGCGCTATAAAAATGCACTTCCCGATGATATTCCGGTGATTCCGGCTGAGATTGGAACGGCAATTAAGTCAATGAAAAACTATCATCGCGATTTGTTTTGGGCGTTTAACGAAGCGAATAACCGTTGGCATGAATTTGGAATTCGGTCTGGTAGATGGATTATTCAAAACCAAGATACCTTTGCCTATGCATGGGTGCTAGGTGTCTGGCGCGTTGAGGAAACCGGCGAAATCGTGAAATTGGAGGAAAATAAATGAACCAAGAACAGAAAGAATGTCCCTATTGTCATGCACCCTTTTCAGAGTATCGTACTGGTAAGGGTTTCTTTACTGGCATGGTAGAGGGAACAAATCTTGAGCAACGTGAAGATGGAAGATGGTTTGCCGTGGCGGTAGTGGAAGATAATGAAGGATGGGGATGTGACGAGACATTCACAAGAGTAAAGTTCTGTCCTTGGTGTGGAAGAGAGCTGGCTAAGAAAAGTGAAAAGTAACACTATTGTTTTGAAAATAGACCCTATGTACTTTCAAGCGCAGATTGAAGGGAAAAAGAATTTTGAAATTCGTAAAAATGATAGAAATTACAAGGTTGGATCAATACTATCTCTTAAAGAGTTTGACGGTAAAAAGTATACAGGGCGTAGCATAAAGGTGAGGGTTACCTTCATCACTAATTATGCTCAGGTTGATGGGTATGTTGTTTTAGGAACAACTACTATTGGCTGTCCACATTGTCTTAAAGGACGGCCAATTGTTGATGATAATGTTAAGTGGATGGCCTTAGAGGGTAATAAGCTTAAGTTTAATAGCGACAAATTTGTTGGAAATAGTGAAACAGAGGAAGTTGAAATATCCTACTGTCCTTGGTGTGGTAGGAATTTGTCTCATTTTTAAATTGTTGACAAAATATTTTAAATGTGCTAAGCTAGCCATAGTTAAAGATGACTAGTTTATTTTTTTGAAGGAACATATCATAATGGTAGATAGTGGGATGGATTAGAATTTTGTAGCCCACAGTAAGGCTCAATTAATCAGGAAAGAAAAATAATTATTGGAGGATTAATAAATGTATATAATTAAGTGAGCTGGTGGTAATCTTGTTTGTGTTAATTTGAACATTATGATAGATGGTGCATATAGCAATAATACAAAAATATCAGCAATGATATGTATGACAAAGTAGATAAAGATGGGGAGAATATTTAATGACAATTAATAAAGGACTTTTTACTAGTAATAAGGATGACTGGGAAACGCCACAGGATCTTTTTGATAAGTTAAACAAAAAATATAAATTTTCTTGGGACTTAGCTGCGTCATCTGAAAACCATAAAGTTAATAACTATTTTAGTGAAGAAGATAACTCTCTTGTTAAGCCATGGCATAGCCTAGGAGGAGCACTGTGGCTTAATCCACCATATGGTAGAAAAATTGGGTTATGGGTTAAAAAAGCTTATGAAGAGTCTTTAGAAACAGACAGTCCTATCGTGCTATTAATACCTGCAAGAACAGATACAAGTTATTGGCATGACTATATATTTGGAAAGGCCCACATTAAATTTATTCGAGGAAGAATTAAATTTGAGCGAAATGGAGTTCCAAAGGACGCTGCTCCCTTTCCTAGCGCAATTGTTGTATATAATTATAGGGAGAACAATTAGTGGATTATAAAGACAAAAATGAACATAACGCATGGACATATTATGCTATTAAGAATATTTCAAAAGCAGTGGCGCTATCAACTGCTTTTATATGTGCTACAATAATGGGATCTGGTAGCCTGTTTGGATGGACACTTTTTGTAGCTGTTTTGCTATTCGATTAGGAGGAATCTTATGAATACACAAGTTAGAACTGGGTCAGATGTATTAATGCTGGCGCTATTAAAGTGGAAACAGCAAGCACCAGATCAACCATTTGGAGACTTTTTTCCAGAAGTTAAATGGGTTGTTGCTAATAAGCTTTACAAGATTGATGGAAACTTAGAGTACGTGGAGGAATCAAATGAGCAAGGATAAAGACAGCCTATACAAAAACGTTGAATATGCCTTTGACACTGTTTGGTACAATTCTAGTATTCCAGATGCAGGTAATTCCTCTATTTTAAAGGCCATGGGTATAGTATACCCTAGCGAGGCAGATAGCGATACTGTATTAGAAGCCAAGTTATACCTAATTTGGGGTATTGCTAATACTATTCCAGATTTAGAGGGTGATAGTATCAAAGAGGTTAAACAGTGTCTAGATAATAATGAAAGGTTGCTTAGTGACCGGTATGCTAAGGAATCTTATCAAGTACTAGATGAAAGGCTACGTGATCTGGATGAATGATAAGAAAGTAAAAAGTCTTATAAAAGATAGGGAGATACTTGGGTGAGAAAAAGGGATCTGACTAATAAAAAGAAGCAAAAGATAGAGAGCAGAAGGTTTAATCATAATATTTATTTAACAGCACCCTTTAAAGGGCGTTCAACAAGGATAACGGCCATAAAAATAAGTATTCGTAGGGCTATTAAGGACGGGTTAAAGCAACTAGATAGGGAGATTGGACATGATAAAAGTATTTATTAGTGCTTCTTATGTTGACTATAAAGATAACAATGGGTATGCATGTTCTCTTGATAATGACACAATAAGGTGTCTATACAATGGATTAAAAAGTAACTATGGTGAGTGCTACTTAAAGGATGCTGAATCAGGTTTGATTGACGGCGCTATTTATTCTTGTGACTCTAAGATTGCTAATATGAATGCTAATCACTTAGCTGTTCCTGAAGACGTTATAGTCACAATGTACAATGCTATGGTTGAGGGTGAAAATAATTCAAATTGCAGATAAAATTAAACAGCTAGCAGCAAAGGAAATGGAAAATGTTCCATTTAGTAAAAGGCGTAGAGCACAGATGTGTTGGGGCTTTGCCTTTTCAAAGTTAACAGATAAACAGATCATGGAACAGCTAGGCTTGACAATTTCAGAATGGAATGCTATGCTTTATGGCAGTAAGGATGTAAGTGAAAGCTACTATGAAAAGGCAATCTCTTTAATGGAAGGAAATCATGTATAAATTAAAACAGTATCTTTTTAAAAAGGGCTATGAAAAGGCTGAAAAGCGCTATGGTAGGGATCCAGTCACTTACTTTTTTGATGTGGCTAATGACGAGGTTAGAACGGCTAAACAAAGTAACGGAATAACTGTATCAGAACATAGTATTGATATGATTTTTACACGAATTGGCACTATCATGCTTGCTGTATCAACATCCTATTTTAATGGCGCTAATGATTGGCTTAAGGACAACAAAGACACTATTCTTAGCGTTTTAAATCCTGCCTTAGATGCCAATGATGAAAAAGCGTTTTTAGGAATTTTGGATCGTAAAAATAAAGGGTTTGAATACGTAATTATTCCTCAGACAGCTAGCTTGGGTACAATGATTGTATATGATGGGAACAAATATACGCCTAAGCAAGCTGTTAGATATTGGAAAGGAAGGTAATTAACAATAGAAAATCAAAACAGAGACTTTGAGATACCCTATAGTAAGCAAGATATGAAAGATAACTATAAAAAATTTAAGTTGCATTTAGGACTAGCTAAAGGCATAAAAGGGAAAAAGCTACGCCGAGAAATTAAAAAGTATAGATGGTATGACTATGCTTACATTAATCGCTATCTTTTGAATTATTCTAGATGTCACTTTAAAAAGGAACATAGGTATCTTAATGAGCGCTTAGATTATCTTGGATTAGTAGTTGAAAATGAAGTTTACTATAGGAATAAAAAGAGCTTACTGCCTCATATTTACAATTTATTTAAACACATGGAAAAATACAACCCAGAATACTTAAAGGGACTTAAATATTTTATCAAGTATCTAGAAGCAAAACATTATTATGAGGGGAATGTTATTGATTCAGAAACTAAAGAAATATGTGATACCATGGAAGAATTTGTGCAAGCACTAGATGCTAATAGTATTGCTAAGGCATCTGCCTTATATGTTAATAACTATGATAAATGGTGGGATTGAGCAAGAACTCTGTTAATTAAAAAAGAGACTAGATGCTATAATTTAGGAGGTGCCAATTGAAATTTTTAGACTTATTTGCAGGCATTGGTGGATTTAGGCAAGGAATGGAAAATCAGGGTAATAAGTGTGTTGGTTACGTTGAAATAGATAAATGGGCACGTCAATCCTATCAAGCAATTTACAACACAGAAGGAGAGTGGACAGCTAATGACATTACAAAAGTCACAAATGAAGATTGGCAACAGTTCAAAGGAAAAGTCGAGTGCATCTGTGCAGGGTTTCCGTGCCAGAGCTTTAGCATCGCTGGTAGACGACTTGGGTTTGCCGACAAAACTCGCGGAACGCTATTTTTCCAAGTTGCCCGCGCAGCCGAACAAGTCAAACCACGTTATTTGTTCTTGGAAAACGTCAAAGGGTTACTATCACATGACCAAGGACGGACTTTTGAAGTCATCCTCCAGACATTGGATGAACTCGGGTATGATGCGGAATGGCACGTGCTTAACAGCAAAGAGTTCGTACCACAAAACAGGGAACGGGTCATCATTATCGGACATCTTAGAGGAGAAAGTACCAGAGAAGTATTTTTTGAGTCAGGAGAAAGTAAACAACTTGTTGAAGAGAATGAAATAGTAGACTTGCTACCAACTTCAGATAGCAGACATGGACGAAGAGGAACTGTATTATCTCCAAAGGGGATTAGTTCTGCTTTGGCTGCCACCGACTATAAGCTACCCAAGCAGATTATACAAGTTGGCAACTATATGGAAGATCATAAATTTAAAAACCCTCAGCCAGGTAGGGTATACTCAAAGGATGGCATATCACCAACATTAAATACCATGACTGGTGGCAATCGGCAACCCAATATTGTAGTTGAATCAGAACCTATAAGGGCTGTAAATTCTCCAGAAGTATCTAACAAGACACAAAATGGGAGAAGAATAAAAGACGTGGGCGACCCAGAGTTTGCATTGACAGTAAGAGACAGACACGGCATCGTAATAGGAAAGGGTAAATCCCTTAGGATACGTAAGTTAACACCATTGGAATGTTGGAGATTACAAGGCTTTCCTGATTCTGCTTTTTATAAGGCTAAGGAATCTGGGGTAAGTGATAGCCAACTTTATAAGCAAGCTGGTAATAGTGTTACAGTACCTGTTATTGAGTTTGTCGCAAGACGGTTGAGTGGCGCTAATGGTCACTTGTGGTAGAAAGGATTAAAAATAATGTCACATAAGTTAACTGATAACGAGCATAATAGTTTAAAATTAAGTGTATTGGAACAAGCAGGGGTGGATAATTGGATTGGTTACAGTGCTGTTGGAGCAGTATATGACTACGAGGACTATCTTTATGGGCTGGACGATGACCAGACCCCCTTGTCTTTTTATGAATGGCTGGATAAAAACAACAAGAGTATTGATGATTGGCTTTAGTGCTTGACATATAAATTCTTATGCGCTACTATTAAAGTATAAAGAAAGAAGGTAGCAAAGTGTAATGGGTATATTTAAAGAAGCTAAAGAAGTATTTATTCCAGATAGTATGTTGGATACTACTACATGGGTAACTGATAAAGAGTTGGATGATATGCTAGATAATCTCCCTAAAAGTACCTTAGAGAAACTTGCAAAACGCTATAATGAAGATGCTGTAAAAGAGCAAAAAAGGGCACCTAAACGGAAAACAAAACTTTACCTTGCTGTTCAGCAATGGTCAGATAGTGACGGCTGGGAGCCAGGTGAGGGAGGTGCTAATATCTTATATGCTACCCTGAGTAAGGATAAGATGGATGCATACGTAGCTGATTTAAACAAGGATTGGCGCAATAAAGTTGAATGTGATTTAGTGACAATTGACTTGGACACAGACTACATTGACAAGGTACATAAGGGAACTAAGACACAGGTGGCCTCTTGGTTTGATCAAGGGTTTGTGTCTGATGATCCATTTGACATTTAGAGTAGAGGGGTAACTATGGATACAGAAGTTGAATTGCAATTGCTTAATATGATGCTTGTTGACGACACTAAATTCACCTTAAGGAACGATGGCGTGTTTGACTTTGAAGGTGCAATTAAGCAAGCAGAAGAATGTGATAAACCCGAACTAGCAGATTTTATGAAAGAAAGCCATGATAATGTTAGGGAAGTACTCCTATATATGCATAAGGTTGAAACGAAAAGTGACAAGCATGACCCTAGTGAGCAAAGCACAGTTATATACCTAGCGACCTATTTCTGGGATAGTTCAGATGGTTGGTATGGTGGGGAAACAGGAACTAATATTCTTTTTGTTACACCAGACAAGAAGAAAATGGATGACTATTTAGCTTCCCTTAATCCTAATGAAATTGATAAAGATAATATTACAGTAACAGTAGTTAAAACTAATGTGGACTATCTTAGCGAGATTGGACCGGAAACAGAAACCTTGGTTGATTCTGGGTATGATGAAGTTGAAATTTATGATGAACATGATGATGTTTAAAGTTGGCATGTACTTGACATACAGGAAGTAATGTGCTAATCTTAGTATGCAATGGGGTTTAAATATGGCAAAATATAATATGCCAGAGCAAGAGGCAAATAAAGTATTTTCAAGGGTACTAGGCGACATGGACATTGTTGGTGCTATTGAAACAATTATGGGAGTTAACGAAAGAGAGGAAAATAACGATATGACCGTGGATAAGGACTTACAAGATATTAAGGAACAACTAGCAGAAGTTAAAGCAGAGATTGCACAAGTGAAAGCCTCTAGTTTATACAATCAGATGCTTGGCCTTTTAGAGAGTGGTCATTATGGCATGTTTATGAATCTCATGCATGGTGTTACTGAAAAACCAATTAGTTTGGGCCAAGAGTTATTTGATGATCTTATAACGACTATAGGCAATCTGTACAAGTGGCACGAAGAAGAAGCTGTTCCTAATTGCTTTCCCTTAAATGCACTCAAACATGCTACAAAGAGGTATGCTAAGAGAAACAACCTTAATACAGAAAAGCTTGAGCACCTGTAGGGAGGGAAATTAAAATGAAGCCTAGTGAAGTTTACAGTAAATTACAAAAGATTGCAAAAACGAGTGCTGTTGAAAAATATGCTACTAGGAATGGAAGAGATACAGCTATGGATATTAAAGATATTTATTTAAGCGCACAAGACTTTTTAGAGGGAAGCTATAAGGGACTATACTCAGAAACGGTAGAACCTAATAATTTGGAGCTATCTATTCAAACAGATGACTTTATGATTACTATTTCTTACGATGACAATAAGGATAAATGTTTATCTTATGTTCAACGTTATCGAGATGGGCATGGGTATTATATTACCTTAGAAGCAGGTTGGTTAACGGAAAAAGGAATTGAAGAAGTATCTAAGGAACTCATTGTCCGTTTAAAGCGAGCATTATATGGCCAAAATATTGTAGCACCCGGAAAGCATGTTGATCTAGTGTCACAGTTAGGAGAAGCAAAGGCTAAGATTAAGAATTTAGAGAAACAGTTAGATAGCCTAAGGGTTCATAATCAGGATAGTAATGAACAAGATAAAGATGATGAAGTGTTAAATAGGTTAGTTAAGGAAGCATATGAAAAAGTGTTAAAGAGTATAAAAGCCAGCACGAATAGCTTTAATAGCAAACCTGTTGACATAAAGCTAAAGGTAGAAACGACTTATAGTGACGAATGAAATAATCCCCTTGTTGGGGATTTTTTATTGGCTCCCTTTTGTGCTACTAATGGATCGGGGTGGGGTTCCCTTAGATATTTATTAAGCATGGGGTAGGGTACCTTGTCCAAAATTACGGGGGTGGGGTTAGGGGGTACCTCTAAGCCTCCTTAATGACGGGGTAGGGTGACACGTTTCAGGGACATATTAATTTGCCCTATAAATTGGCGCCTCACACATACTCTAGCTAGTATATAGCGGGTAAGGTCGATATTTTTGGCTTCACATGGTCTATATAACACGGGGGCGGGTGCTGCCTAACTAGTTTCACTATGGTAGTTACAATGGTATAAGGATCAATAAACTACCATAGCTAAGCACTTATTAGGTGGCGTATAAGGATCAATAAAGGACAACAAAAAAGCGACCATATAGGCCGCCGCGTTGCTTGTTACTATGCTAGTTGTTTGTGTTGTCATTGTTGCTGTAGTCTTTAATATCGTTATAAGTATCGCTAAACTGATCCAAGTCGTCACTATAGCCCGTGTACTTGCTTAAGTCGTCCATGATGATCCCCCCTTAATTATTCCAATTGCTATCCAATAAAGCAATCATAACTGTATCTGCTAAGGTGTCAAAATTGCCGTACCACTCAACAAACTGAGCATTTTTTACTTGGCGGTATGTTCTAGCAAGCCGTGGTAAGCCCTGAGCTACGTGGCTAGTGATCTTATAACGCGGGTTACCCGTGGCGCTGTTATTCAAGTGTTCAATAGTTACAAGGGTTTCGCCGTTCTTACTGATTGTAACCGTGTCATTGTTTTCTGTTGCTTTAAGTCCTTCATAATTAAATGTTTTCATTTTTATAACTTCCCTTCATTTATCTTACTTTATAAGTATAGTGCTATCGCATTACGTTGTCAAACATTTTTTCTAAAATTGAGGGGTTAAAAATTTATCAATTTGATCAGCGGTTAGACCTACCATGTTCCCCTTATAACTTGTATTATAATCAGTTACAACGGTTTCGCCTTTTTCACCGTATACTTTTGTGTATAGGGTTACAACGTTGCGCTTGCATGATAGGCTTACAAATCGCTTGCTTGTCTGTAGTACAATAGCGGCGCCATCTTTATACCATGCATCAAGGCTTAAGCCCGACAAGAATTTAACCTCAGTCTTTACATCATTATAAAAATCTGTTTTTTTCATGTTTGTAACTTCCCTTCATTTATCTTACAAGACCATTATATAATTATACTGTTACGGTGTCAAACATTTTTTCTAAATTTTTTAAGCTGTATACACAAGTTTTTCATTCAGCAGGTAAGACTCTTGGCCGTTTT